CTCGCGCAGATAGTGATACTGGATCTCGGCCTGCAGGTAGAACACGCGCAGCGGCCGGGGCGGCGTGAAGCCGAGGAACGGCACGCCAGCGGCCATATGCACGAGCCAGCAGATCAGGAAGTCGCTCTTGCCGACCTTGGGCGCGCCGCCAAGCACCAGGAGCCCGCCCGGCGTCAGCACGCGGGGACCGATGATGTCCTCGGGCATCGGGCTCGTGTCTTCGAGCAGCGCGCCGAGGCTGAAGGTCGGCAGCGGGCTGGCCGGGGCGTCGGCGTGGTCCGCGCGCAGGAGCGGCGGACCGTTGCGCTTCACATGCAGCGCCCAGAGGCGCTCGGACTCGGCCATCAGCCGATCGAGCGGCCAGGATGGGCGCAGCATGGCGGCGTTGTAGCCGCAGATCGCCTCCCAGCCTGCGAACGGGTCGAGGCGGCCCTCGTGCACCAGGCGCACGTAATGGCCGATGGCGGCGCTGGCCCCCTGGAAGCGGGACCAGTCGTCAACCGCGCCTTCGCGCACCGGCGTGGTGAGCACTGCGTCGATGCCGGGCTTCGCGGTCGGCGCGGCAACGTCGCTGGCGAAGCCTACGCCTGGCAGCGGCGGCATCTCGGCGACCTTTTCCGCGAAATCCGCCAAGTCGACCTCGACGTCGCGATGCTCGCGGATCTGCACGAGGCGCTGGTGGCCGTGCTTGTGATAGACGGTGCCCGGCACCCGGATCGGCTGATGCGCCGAGCGGAAATGCGTGTCGCCGCCGACCTTCACGGCGATCTCGCCCCGCAGGCGGCAGAGCGTCACCAGGTCCTCGCCCTCGGCCGGTTCGGTCAGCTTCCACCAGACATGGAGCTTGGCCGCACCTTCGGGCGTCCGCCCGCCGCTTTCGATGATCAGCGTGGGCGGGCCGAGATGGCGCGTGACATGGTCGAGCTTGGCCGGGATATCGCCCGCATCGAGATCGACCACGATGGCCTGCATCTGCAGCACATCGGCGGCGCGGGCCTGACCCTGCTCCTCGACCGTGCCGGGGATGACGTAGACGGCGGCGCCCTCCCGGTTCGCCCACGCGGCGAAGGTCGCGAGCTTCTCGTTCGCGGTCTCGTCGGCGGGGATCCAGATGTTGTGCGGCTTGCCGTCCCGGCCCTGACCCTTGTCGACGAAGCCCCGGAGCGGGATCAGCCCCTCGCACCAGCTGAACACGGTGTCGAGGAACACGGCGATCTGCTCGGGGTCGGGATCGCAGCCGAACGGGTTCTCGGACGGCGGCCCGTCGTTGAAATCCATCCACGGGTTGAAATGCAGGATGCCGTCGTCGCTCATGCCGGCAGCCCCCAGCAGCGCTCGGCCCACGGGCAGAAGCGGCACTCGAAGAAATCGGACGTGGTGGCGACGCGCGGCAGAAGCTCGCCCGCATCGGTCGCCTGCAGGATCCGCACGCCCCGGTCGGACATGCGCTGCGCGAGATCGGCGTCGAAGGGCACCAGCTCATGGTGAAGCTCAGCGGTGTCCTTGTTGATCGCGGTGAAGAGCGCGGGCGCGGCCGAGATGCCGGAAACCGTCCCTTCCATGTAGGCCTGGTAGAGCGCGATCTGGGCGGCGTAGACCGGCTTCGACTTCGTCACGCCGTCCTTGACGCAGGCGCGCCAGTTCTTCGCGTTCATCGTCTTGCATTCCCAGAGGGCGGGAACGGCCAGCTCGAAGCCTTCGGGCCCTGCGGCGATGATGCCGTCGACATGACCGCGGATGCGCCCGCCCGCAACGGAGAACCCGAACTGGCCGCCATCTGGCCGGTTGCCCTTGCGCGTGTAGAGGTCGAAGCCCGCGCCGCGCAGCCAGGCGACGGCCAGATCCTCGAGCGCATGGCCGATGGCGAAGATGCGCAGCGACTGGCCGCTGAAGTCCTGGCCCTCGTCCTTCGGCGCAGCCGTGAACTCGAACTGCAGGGCGCGCTCGCAGGCATGGCCGAGACGCGAGCCGCCGAGGTAGTCGCGGGGCGGCCGCGTCGCCTGATCGGCGGTCAGCGCCAGATCGACCGCGGCGTTGACCCGCTCTGCGAAACTCGGCCGGTGATTGTAATCGAGGGTCAAAACGGCACCTCCGGCGTCTGCGCCCGGGCGATGTCGGACATGGCCTCGCGGAAGCCCTCGACGGCCTCCTCGATCAGTGCGCGCACCTGCGCCTCGGTCAGATCCGCAAGCGGAGTGGCCCAGCCGATCTCGTCCATCAGCAGCGCCACGCGCTTCATGGTGGCGGTGATCGCGGCGCGCTCTTCCTCGGTCAGGTCAACCATGGCGAAACGCTCCCTGGCCAAGCGCGTCCAGAAGGACTGGCAGGGCATCGAGCAGAACCAGACCGAGGGCCGGGGCTGCTTCGACCGGTGCGGATCGAACCAGCCAAAACCACGGGTGGGTTGCCGGCAGACAGCACAGAGCGTCCCACGCGGATGCCAGAGCCGCCGCCGGTCCTCGGCCGTGATGGGGGTGGGGGCGGTCATGGGTCATGCCGCCCTCCGTTCGGGTGCAGCCGCAGCGTCGATCAGCTGCCGGATGGCGCGCTTGTTGAAGCCGAAAGTCATCAGCGCGGAGGCGCGGTAGCGCGTCAGGCCAAAGTCATGGCGGCACTCGGGCGGCAGGTACTGGAGCTGCTTTTCGGTCGGCGGCTGGCGCAGCCAGGAGCGAGTCTTGAAGGCGCTCTCGTCAGTCTCGTGCGTGTTCAGCCAGTCGTCGGCCTGCGCGAGGCAGACGGTGCGCTCGCCGACGCCGAGCAGATGCGGGCGCTCGCCCTTCGCCCCGCCGATGGCGTACCAGACCCCGTCCAGCCAGAAGATGCCGCCCCACGCTGCGAAGCCCGTGGCCATCAGCGCATCGTCCGTGCCGTAGAGGTCGACCCACGCGAAGCTGGACCGCTTCAGCAGGTCGATCTCGGTCATCATGAAGCCCGAGAGCGGCGCGGCGGCCCCGCCTTCGCCCGCATCCAGATCCTCGCGCGGGAACGCCTCGCCGCAGAGCGGGCACTCGGTGGCGGCCAGCGGGATCTCCGCCTCGCAGGCCGGACAGGTCTTGGTCGGCGCTTCGCCCGTCTCGGTCTTGCCGTCGAGATCGACATCCTGTTCCAGCGTGCCGTGGATCAGGCTCGACGTCCCGAAGTCCAGCACGACGCAGTCGGTCTTCACGATGCCCGGGTGTTCCTCGGGGTCGACGGTGCGCAGGCCGCGCCCGACCATCTGGATCATGGTGGACTTGTAGGAACTGGGGCGCAGCAGCACGACGCAGGAGGTGGGCGGGTGGTCCCAGCCCTCGGTCAGCACCGCCACGTTGACGACGACGCGGATGTCCCCCGTGGCGTAGTCGGCGAGGATCGCCTTGCGGGTCTCGGCCGCCAGGTCGCCATGGATCAGCGCGGCGGACACGCCCGCGGCTTTGAACGCCTCGGTGACGTGCTCGGCGTGCGCGACGGTGGAGCAGAACACCACGGTCTGCCGGTCGCCCGCCTTTTCCTTCCAGTGGCGGATCACCTCGTCGGTGACGGGGGCGCGGTCCATGATGCCCGCGACCTCCGCCATGTCGAAATCCGACATGGTCTTGCGCACAGAACGCAACTCGTCCTGCACGCCCACGTCGATGACGAAGGTGCGCGGCGGTACCAGGTGGCCCGAGGCGATCAGCTCGCCCAGCCGCACCTGATCGGCCACGTTGTCGAAAACCTCGCGCAGGCCCTTCCTGTCGCCCCGGTTCGGCGTCGCCGTGACCCCGAAGATGCGGGCGTCGGGATTGGCCTCGCGCACCCGGTCGATGATGCGGCGGTAGCTGTCGGCGACGGCATGGTGCGCCTCGTCGACGACCAGCAGGTCGAGGCGCGGCATGTTGGCGAGGTTCGAGGCCCGCGCCAGCGTCGGCACCATGGCGAAGGCGACCTGACCGCCCCAGGACTTCTCCGTGGCGTCGATGACCGAGGTGGCGACGCCCGGCACCACGCGCTGGAACTTGGCGCGGTTCTGCGCCGTCAACTCGTCACGATGGGCCAGCACGCAAGCCTTGGCGCCGTCGCCGATCATCTCGCCGGTGACCGCCGAGAGCATGATGGTCTTGCCCGCGCCGGTGGGCGCCACGCCCAGCGTGTTGCCG